CATAATCAAGGTGGTAACAAAGACAATAGTAATACTATTGAATTGAATCATGCAGATTATGGTCATCATTATTCTGGTAATGACGGAGTTAACAGAATTCCAGGTTATGGAACACCAGGTGAGATTCCTGGAGCAATGTCAACAACATATACATTTAATAAAAATGGAACTAACAATCGTGCAGGCGCAAATGGTATAACTACAGAAGTAAAATCTGCCACTTCTATTTGGTTTACTCAAGCAGCATCAGCATATTGTTTAGGATATCATCCAAAAGCTGCAGGAACATTTGTATTTTCTAGAGTAGGTCAAGAAACATGTGGAGCAGCTATAGCCGCAGAAGTGCATGACGCAGGAGCACATCTAGGTGCATCATCTGGAAATTATGCATCAACCTTTGCAGTATATGCATCTAATTTTAATGATAATGGATTTTCATTTTTTGGACGTAAAGGAAAATTACATAACAATGGACAAATTCAATCTGCAGCTGATGTTGTAGCCTTTGCATCTGATAAAAGATTAAAAGAAAATATATTTATAATTGAAAATCCAATTGAAAAAATCAAAAAGCTTAGAGGTGTTACATTTGATTGGAAAGATATAATTGATGATGTAGGATTTGCACCACCAATCAGGAAAAATGAAATTGGATTAATTGCACAAGAAGTTGAAAAAGTAATACCACAAGCAGTAGCGCGTGCAGCTTTTGATCAAGAAGATAATACCAATATATATGATGAATCAGGTTCTAGACATGATGGAGAAACAGATCCATATAAAACAATAAAAATGGATAGATTAGTTCCATTATTAATTGAAGGTATTAAAGACCAACAAAAACAAATTGACGAGTTAAAAGTAGAAATTTTTAAATTGAGAGAAGATTCAAATGGCCAGGACTAAAAAAGTAAATGAAATGATGACAAATGGCCTAGGAACTATGGGAATTTGGGATCTAGGTCATGGACCTGGTAACAATTATCAAGGCCAAGCAATTCTTGCAAGTGGTGGTGCAGGAGCTGCAAATTCAAGTTTTTTAAAACGATATCAAGATGTTAGTGCAATGGCTGATAGGTTGTCTCTATGGTTTGTTAACACTGCAGGAGATATGCAAGTTACTACCGGCGCACATAGTAATATAAGTTTTAATGATTATATAGGACCCACAGCTGGAAACATCTTAGTACCGCCAGTAAACAATAACCAAGCTCCTAACTTCTTTCAACAAGGCTCAGGTGTAGGAGATGCAACAAATAATACTTATATTTATGACGCCGCCAACGCAGGATCAGTTTTTGGACATGCTTTCGCAGACCATACTAATTATTTCGTATTACAGACGTTCCTTTTTGTTACAGGACCTAACGAATTAAGAATGGGATAATGGAGAAGAAAAAATGACAGGAAGTTTACAATTTAATCAAGTAGTATTTAGTGCAGATGGAGGAGGAGTATTTCTATTACCATCGGGAAGTGCACTGATTGGCCACATAAGCTCGTCAGCTACGTCACAGGCATATATAGTTTCTATGTCTGCAAATTCTGGCAAATACCATACACCTGAACAAGCAACTGCAAGTTATTACACGGTAAGTGCAAGTAATTTATCAGAAGATCAATCATACAACATATATTATTATAACACAGGATCACAATATATAAATCGTATTCAAGTAGGACCAAATAGTTCTTCGTTAACATCATCTTACGGTTCATTGAGTGGAGACACATTTCATATTTCTGGATCACAAGGAGCAGGTGCATCATATGATCATGTGTATCATTTTTATTATTCTATTCCTGATGTATTAACTAGAGCATCAAGCTCAGCAATAACTATTACTAGTTTTTCAGGATCTCAATCAGCTTTTGGACAAGATCAATACCAATTTCATGTATCAAGTTCTGGAGGATACATTTACAAATTAATTCCAACCGGATCAGAAAATATTGGAGATTATAGTGAACGAGTAGAATCCTTGAGCGGATCATTTTTACCATTTAAATTTTTCCATTCAGGATCAACAGGGTCTGATGGCACACCAATATCTGGTTCCACGATTTCAGAAGGTATTGCATCTCTAGCAAAAAAAGTTAATGAATATTCTTCATCAATTGGAGTAACAGCTACAGCTAGTGCAACTACAATACAATTTAATGCATTAAATGCAGGAGTAGATTCTACATATTCATTTATGACGCAAAGCTTAACACATCATGTTACTTCATCACAATTTGTATTTTCTATTGGAACGCATATATCATCATCAATACCTGCAATTGGAGCTTCATCAGCATCAGTTCATGAAATTCCATTAGATGTAAGCGCATCTACATTTAATGTTGCAACAGCATCTGCTAATGTAATAAATACAGTAAGTGATTTCTCTGCAAGTGTAAGTGCATCTGGTGCAAGTTTATATGGTATCGTAGTTCAACATAACACCTTCTCATCACATGGAGAAATATCAGGTTCAAGTACACCTGCATTTACATATACAATAGAACAATCAGGATCATATCCGCCATTAGAACCAAACCCAGGTAATGGAGCTGTACCTATACGCGTTGATGTACCTTATGATGCATCACAAGCAACTATGATATCAGAATCTATTGATCAAATTAATTTATTCATGATTGACCAAAATCCAACATTTATAACAGCATCATTTAGAGATAGTTTAGGTGCAGATGCAGGAGATCCAAGTGGATCAACTTTTCATTTAATGTTGGCACCAGGTAAAATTAGCGATCCTGCAAAAAATATTGATGTTACATATGCAAGAGGAATAAGTTCAAGTTTCCTTGCATCCGGATCAGGTCTTAGAGACAGACCAGGCGAGATTCCAGGAACAGTTGATATTAATGTAGCAAAAGGCTCATTTAATATAGATCCTCTCGACAAATCATCTATTGTTATATCAGGTTCAACCGCATTATATATGTCATCATCTGGTAGAATAGGAATGGGTACTGAAGATCCATTAGCAGATATTGATTTACGAGCAGATAGATTCCAAGTTCAAAAAACAAATGCTCGTAAAGGTATTCGTGTGAATGAAGAAGGTAATATAGAATCTTTCTCAAATGATTCAGCTGCAGCAGCAACTGGTAGTGAATTTATATTATCATTTACTCGTGGTGTTACAATTAACGAAGCTAGTATGGAAGCTATCACTGGAATTAATTTTGCAAGCGATGAAGCAGCACTTGATTATTATAATAGTCTAGGACCGGATGAACAACAATCAATATTAATAGAAGGAGAACAAATAGGATTATTAGGTAGAGCAGCAGCAGGTGATACCTTAGGTGCAATTAGATGGGTTGCAGCTTCTGGATCTCAAGATTTTAACGAAGATACTTCAGACTTTGATATGAGATCATCAGGTGAAGCTGCAAATATAACTGCAGTTGTAGATTCAATTAGCTCATTAGGTACAACAGCTGACATGATATTCAAAGTAGCTGGAGAAGTGCAAAATCCTCCAATTCAAGTATTTGTATTAGATGCGGGTCAAGCTCATCAACTTACTGGCTCATTAAATGTATCAAGTGATATATATGGAAATAATTTTCGTATTGCAGGAAATATTGTTGGTGATGATTCAACTAATATAACAAACATAGCCACTATCGAATGTGATAATGTTGTTCATGATGGAGATGTAGATACAAAAATAGCCTTTGGTGCAGATTCGATAACAATGACAGCTGGAGGAGCTGATTTAATAACTCTAACAGAAACTTCTGAAAATACTATTGCATTAGGAGCAAAAATATCAACTCATATAACAGCTTCAGGAAATATAAGTTCAAGCGGAACTATAATTTCTGCGAACGTTGAACATATACAATTTAGTTTTCAAACAGATCAAGGTAGTGATACTAACTGGAGAGGTCCAAATAGACAAGGACCGTCAAATTATTATTGGAATAGAGATTTTGGAAATGATTCAGGAGTTCAAACAATAGGATGGAGCTCCATATCAGATGAAAGAATGTTAAATACAGGTTATAGAATTCCTTATCCAATTTCAATCACAAAAGTATTTGTATATTGTACTGGAAATTTAAATAATACCCCTAGAACAATGACTTCTTCTTTATTAATAGGAAATCCAGAAATAGACTCTCCTTTAGGAAATTCTATAACATTAGAACAAAAATGTTTCTTTTCTTCAAGTACAGCCGCATCAAGATATGCACAAATGACTGGATCACAAGAATTTGCATATGGTGATTTTATAGTAAGTGAAAGTCAATGGGTATATCCAAGAATTAAAGCATCTTATGCTGGTAATGATTTAAATGGACAATTTCAAATACAATATAAAAGAATATAACAATGGCAGATATTAAAACAACAACACAAGAATTTGCAATGTCAGGTTCATTATCTTCTGTACAAAAAATAGTAGAAGATACAGACAATGTATATGAAGGACATGCAACTATTAAATATTTAGCTAGAAAAGTTGATGAACTTATAAGCGAAGTAAACATATTAAAGAATCAGTAGTTTGATATTTATATTATATGAATTTAGGTAAACAAATAGCAAATCAATTAATAGCAGAGTCAAATTCTACTATCAAAACTATTGTAGCAATATACCCTGGTAGATTTCAACCAATGGGGCAACATCATGCACAAGTATATGATTGGCTTGCAAGAAAATTTGGAAAACAACATACATATGTAGCTACATCTGATAAAGTTCAATTACCAAAATCTCCATTTAACTTTCGTGAAAAAAGATCTATAATTCTTAAACATGGAATTAAAAATGTAGTTCAAGTTAAGAATCCATACGTATCAGAAGAAATATTAAAAAAATATGATCCTACAACAACTGCAGTTGTATTCGTATATGGTAAGAAAGATGCAGGAAGATTACGAACAACAAAAAAAGATGGATCACCTGGATACTTCCAAGATTTTGAAAAGTCTAAAGCAAACCTAAAAGGATATGAACAACATGGATACTTTGTTATAGCCCCGCATATTAGCCTTAAAGTCCAAGGATTTGGAGAGATGTCAGGAACTAGTATGAGAGCTGCATTAGCTGGAGCAAATCCTAATGTATTTAAACAAATATTTGGATGGTTTGATCCAACTATATTTAATATGATCAAAAAAAAATTAAATGAACAAATAGAAGAATTTTTAACTAAAATAAATATAAAAGATTACATAACAGAAGTAAGTTCTAATACTCAAAGTTCTAATACTGATGTAGATGACGGACCTAGATATTTTTACGGAAATCAAAAAACGTATAGAAAACAAACAGCTGATATGGCTAAACGCTTAGGTTTTGAAGTAGTTAATTATATTATGAAAGATACTCCATTAGAAACGTATAGTACAGATTTTCCTGACGGACCTGTCATGGCAGTATCATATTACCCTTCAGGAGTTAAAGGTGGAAAAAAAGCTGGAACAGATTATTTAAGAGATTATAAAGGAAAACCTGCTTATAAATATTGGGCAAATTATATTGAAAAAATAGCACAGCAAGTTGGATATAAATTTTTAAACTTTTTAGGAGCAGAAGAATCAATAAACTCAAGTAAAAAAGAAAAATTAAAACCAACCACATTAAGAGAAGATATTAATTTACCAATCAATATAGGAGATACAGTAATGATGGGTAGATTTAAAAATAAAAAAGTAGTTGTAAAAACAATTAACTTTAATGAAAAAGGAGATTTACTAATTAATGGTAGATCAGCAGCGAGGTTTAGAATAATGCCACAAGAACCAAAACCTAAAACATTAGGCGAATCTATAGCATTTCAATTATTAACAGAAGGAGGTGCGGCAGGTCATATGAATCATCCATTTGATGATAGAGACATTACATTTGGTGATATGAAACAAATGATACGATTATCTCTTGAAGGTAAATTAGATATTGAATCTGGTGTTCAAGAAAAAACTGACGGCCAAGCTTTAGCTGTTACATTTAAAAATGGTAAAGTAGGAGCTGCAAGAAATAAAACTACAATTAAAGATCCAATGGATATTAATGCAGTTAAAATAAAATTTGCAGGCAGAGGTGAAATAGAAAATGCTTTTACATTTGCAATGCAAGATCTAGAACGTGCATTATTAAGAATACCAAAAGATAAATTAAATGATGTATTCCAAAATGGAGCTAGATTTTTAAATATAGAAATTATTTATCCAGGAACTAAAAATGTAATTATGTACGGACCAAAAGCCTATATTCAATTTCATGGAGTAGATGAATACGACTTAGAATTAGCAGTTAAGGTAGATTCATATCCAGAATATGCTCCTTTACTACAAAAATTAATTGCTAGTGTAAATGCAAATATACAAAAACAATTTGAAATAATTCCACCTAAAATTCTAACCACAAAAAGAATACCAGATTTTGAAGCAAAAGAAAAATATTTTATTGACAAAGTAACTTTTCTTCAAAAACAATTTAAATTAAAAGATTCTGATGAATTATTAAAATGGCATGAACTGTGGTGGAAAAGAAAGATTGATCAAGTAATACCATATGCAACTGAAGATATAAAATTTGGATTATTAAAAAGATGGGCATATTTTGATAAATCATTTAGGTTAAATTCTAAAAATATACCTGATCCTGACATGTTACAACTAGCTAAAGATTTTGATAAAACAGATTTCAAAAGACAAAATAAACATAACGTATATAATTTTGAAAAAATATTTTTAGAATTAGGAGTTGAAATACTATATAACATTTCAGATTATTTATCAATTGTTCCAACAGATGCAGTTAAAGACATACGAACAAGAATAGCTGCAAAAATCAAAGTCATACAGAAATCTAAAGATTTAGCATCACTTGAAAAATTAAAATTTGAATTAAAAAGAATTGAAGATTTAGGTGGATTTGAAAAATTAGTACCTACAGAAGGTATAGTATTTATATATAAAGGAAAAACATATAAATTAACAGGTTTATTTGCTCCTATTAATCAATTGTTAGGAATTGGCGGACTAGGTGATAAGTAGCATATTTATATTAAAATAGGGAATATCAATGAAAGAACAAGAACTAAGAAAAATAATACGACATCAAATACGTTTAGCATTAAACGAAAAAGTAAGCCCAGTCTTATCAAAAAGATATGATAGAGTTGGAAAAACTCAAGCAATGAAGATGTTACAAAAAGCCCTTTCAACTAAGCCAGCTTCACAGCAAGCAGAATTTGTTGCAGATTTAGTAAAAAAATTAAATTTGAAAGGTAATATAACATTGTTAATTAAAAAAATACGTCAAAAAAATTAATTATGAGTGAAAAGTTACAAAATATAAAAGCGGTTAAACAACTACTTGATGGAACGCATAAATCACAAACAAAAACAAGTGTAAGTTTATCAGATACCACAAAGAAAAATAAAAAACGTGTAATAGGCGAAACTTGGATTGAAAAAAATGCAAACGGAGTAGAGTTTAAATGGGAACAAAAAGATGGATTTCGTGTCAAGCGGCCATTGAATAGTATATTAGATCAAGTAACAAATGCATTAACATTACCTGCAGTTTGTCCAACATGTGAACAAGATATGCACGGTAAAGAAAAGCGTCTTAATCAAAAAATGTATTTTAAAGCAGGTAAATGTTTTGATTGTGTTACTAAAGAAGAAACATTAATTAGATCTGACAAAAAGAAATGGGAAGAATATTCTAGCAAAAAAATGTTAGCAAATGCAACTGGATGGTTCAAAGATGCAGATAAAGAAGTTGAAATTCTAAAATCAACTTTAAAAGATATTGTTTGGGAAAATGCAGATGGCCAAGTTGGTGAAGTAGATAGAACTAAATGGTTAAAAAAGATTGATAAAGACTATAAAAAAATTAAAAAACAAATAATTAATAATCTAACAATAGATAAAAAAAATGATTAAGCTAAGCCAAATATTAATTGAAGCAGATGTTTTTGCAGATCCTAATATTGATATGGATAAAGTTTTTATGAAAGGTAAAGATAGAAACGAACTTACAGATGAGCCAGAAGAACAAATTGACGATTTATTTTCTGATTTTGAAAAAGAAATAAAGCGTACAGATTTAGATGCTCCAAAATCAGAAAGTATAGGATTAACATTAGCAGGTGTTGCATTATCATTACCAGAAATTATAAAATTAATAGGAAAATTAGTAAACTTATTAAAAAAATTACCTTTTCTAAAAAAATTATCAGGAGATAAATTAATTAAATTAGGTGATAAATATCATGGTAAAATTACATCTGCATTTCAAACTATATTAACTGGAGCTGGAGTTAGAGATCAAAACAAAGCTAAAAAATATGCAAATGTATTACATCATGTAGTAATTGCAATGTTATTGATTGTAGGAGGAATTAGTATGTCAGGTTTAGTAGCTAAAGGTAGTATCAAAGGATCAGTTTTAAAAGGAGCATTAAATGCTATTAAAACTAAAGAATTAAGATCATTTTTAATAACAACAGCAGATGCAATAGCATAAAAGGAGAAAAAAAGTTATGAGTATATTAGGAAAAATATTTTCAGGTGGAGCCGGAGAATTAGTAGATTCAGTAGGCGGCGTACTTGATAATCTTACAACTTCAAAAGAAGAAAAACTCGAAGCAAAACGTAAAATGAAACAATTGGTTTCTGATTACGAAACTAAAATGGAAGCTAATATTACAGACCGATGGAAAGCAGATATGAATTCTGATTCTTGGTTAAGTAAAAATGTTAGACCTATGGTATTAATATTTTTAGTTATTAGTACTGTCTTAATGATATTTATAGATGCAGGCGCAATTTCATTTAATGTAGAAGAAAAATGGACTGATTTATTACAGTTAGTTTTAATGACAACTATTGGTGCATATTTTGGTGGACGTTCATTTGAAAAAGGCAAAAAATCTTCCAAAAATAACTAATTATTTTATTAGGTTTTTTGAAAAATATTCTTTATATTAAAATATTATGCAGAAAAAAACGCTCAAAGAAATAATTAAAGAAGAATATATTAGGTGTGCAAATGACCCAATTCATTTTATGCGCAAATATTGTATTATTCAACATCCTACTAAAGGTAAAATTTATTTTAATTTATTTCCATTTCAAGAAAAATCATTAACTCAATTAAAAGGACATAGATATAATATCATTCTTAAATCAAGACAGTTAGGTATTTCAACTTTAACTGCAGGATATTCTTTATGGCGGATGATATTTAAATCTGATTTTAATGTTTTAGTAATTGCTACAAAACAAGATGTAGCAAAAAATCTTGTTACAAAAGTAAGAGTAATGCATGAAAATTTACCTAAATGGTTAAAAGGATCAGTTGCAGAAGATAACAAACTTTCGTTAAGATTATCAAATGGTTCACAGATAAAAGCTATTTCATCAAAAGGTGATGCAGGTAGATCAGAAGCCTTATCCTTATTAATATTTGACGAAGCTGCATTTATTGATAAAATTGATGAAATATGGACAGCTGCTCAGCAAACACTTGCAACAGGTGGTGATTGTATTGCTCTTTCTACTCCTAATGGCGTTGGTAATTGGTTTCATAAACAATGGGTAGAAGCAGAAGCAGGTGGAGAATTTAATTCAATTATGCTGCATTGGACAGTACATCCAGATAGAGATGATGATTGGAGAGCTAAACAAACAGAATTGTTAGGTGAAAAAATGGCCGCTCAAGAATGTGATTGTGATTTTATATCATCTGGACATACTGTAGTAGATGGAGAAATATTGCAATGGTATCAAGAAACATATGTTCAAGATCCGCTTGAAAAAAGAGGCATGGATGGAAACTATTGGATTTGGGAATATCCAGATTATACAACATCATATATGGTTGTAGCGGATGTCGCAAGAGGAGATTCAACAGATTATTCTGCATTTCATGTATTTGATACAGAACAATGTAAACAAGTTGCAGAATATAGAGGCAAGATTGGAACTACAGAATATGGTAACATGTTAGTATCAGTCGCAACAGAATACAATAATGCATTATTAGTTATTGAAAATGCAAATATAGGATGGGCATCAATACAAGTAGCATTAGATAAAGGATATCAAAATTTATACTATAGTTATAAACAAGATGGATATTTAGATGAAGAAATACATTTGAAGAAAGGATATGATTTAAAAAAGAAATCACAAAAAGTTCCTGGATTTTCAATGACATCAAGAACTCGTCCTTTAGTAATATCAAAATTAGAAACATACTTTAGAGATAAAACACCTTTAATTCATAGTAAACGATTAGTAGATGAATTATTTACTTTTGTTTGGTTAGGACATAGAGCCGAAGCAGCTAGAGGTTATAATGATGATTTGGTAATGTCATTTGCAACAGGATTATGGATGCGTGATACAGCATTAAGATTACATCAACAAGGAATGGATCTAAATAAAAAGGCCTTAGGACATTTTGCAAAATCAAAAGGTCTCTATACAAATACACAAGAAACTCCAAAAGAATGGAAATGGGAAACAGGAGATAAAGAAAACGGGGATTTAAAGTGGTTACTCTAATATTTATATAAAACGAAAAGATATGGCAAACACATCATTAAGATCAAGATTAAAAAGACTTTTTGCAACTAATGTAGTTGTAAGAAGAATTTCAAAAAATCGACTAAAAGCAGTTGATACAAACAGACTACAGTCTGTCGGTAGTATGACAAATAAAAGATACATAGACAGATTTTCTGGAGTACATAGAGGAACTGGATATGGTACTGGTTATAATGAATCTCAAACATTTCATACTGCAAAAATAGAATTATTTAATGATTATGAAGCAATGGATATGGATGCAATAGTTTCATCAGCATTAGATATTTACGCAGATGAATCTACGGTTAAAGATGCAGATGGAGATACATTAACAATATCATCTTCTAATGATGAAATACAAAAAATACTTCGAAATTTATTTTATGATGTATTAAATATTGATTATAATTTATGGCCATGGATTAGAAATGCATGCAAGTATGGAGATTTTTATCTGCATTTAGATGTAGAAGAAGAAATAGGTATAGTAAATGTTACCCCTATATCAGCATATGAATTAAGAAGAGATGAAGGATTTGATGAACAAAACCCATATGCATATAAATTTGTATTAGAACAAACACATGGTGGTGGAGCTAACCATTATGGGTTAGGAGGACGAGGTGGCCAAATACAAGAATTTGAAGCATTTGAAATAGCTCATTTTAGATTATTATCAGATACAAACTTTTTACCATATGGTAAATCAATGATTGAACCAGCAAGAAAATTATTCAAACAATTAATGTTAATGGAAGATGCAATGTTAATTCATAGAATAATGAGAGCCCCAGAAAGAAGAATTTTTAAAATTGATGTAGGAAACATACCACCAGCAGAAGTTGATAACCATATGCAACAAATAATCAATAAAATGAAAAAAGTTCCATATATTGACGAGACAACCGGTGATTATAATCTTAAATTTAATATGCAAAATATGATTGAAGATTATTTTATGCCAGTTAGAGGAGGAGAATCTGGAACGTCAATAGAAGCTTTACCTGGATTGTCTAGTGATGGTCAAATTGAAGATATTGATTATTTGAAAAACAAATTATTTTCTGCTTTAAAAATACCTAAAGCATTTTTAGGTTATGATGAAGGTGTAGAAGGTAAGGCCACATTAGCTGCGGAAGATGTAAGATTTGCAAGAACAATTGAAAGAATACAAAAAATATTTGTTTCTGAGTTAACAAAAATTGCAATCGTTCATTTATATACTCAAGGCTATAAAGACGAAGATCTTGTTAATTTTCAATTATCATTAACAAATCCTTCAATAGTATATGAAAAACAAAAAGTAGAAATACTTAACGAAAAAATTGGTCTTGCAAATACAATGAAAGAAAGTAATTTGTTTTCAGAAAGATGGATATACGAAAACTTATTTAACATGAGTCAAACTGAATGGACCACAGAACAGCAACAAATAATTGAAGATTTAAAACAACGATTTAGACATGAACAAATAACATCAGAAGGTAATGATCCAAAAAAGACAAATATGAGCTTTGGTACACCACATGATATTGCATCCATGCATGTTGCTAACAAAGGAGAATTATTACCAGGACAAGAGCAAGAACATGTTGCAGGAACAGGAAGACCAAAAGAACCAGGAACTTGGGGAACGCATGATTCGCCACATGGAAGAGATCCGCTCGCAATAAAACAAATTAGTAAATCAATTGAAACAGATAAATCACCGTTGCAACATAACTTCCGTGGTGGACCATTTAATTTAGAGTCACTTGATAAAGCTTTGATGCAGTCTTTAGCCAATTCAAAGACAAAATCAAAAGAAATTCTCAAAGAAAGTTTACAAAAAACAGATGAAGACAAAGATAAAGGAACAATATTAGATGAATCTCAACTTCTAGATGATTAAAACCTAGTTGTTTCTTTAAGAGTCTCATATTTATTTAAAAATATATGCATATTATAGGGCGCCCCATATGAGTAATATAAAACATTCGAAATTTAAAAACACAGGACTTCTATTTGAACTGCTTGTTAGACAAGTAGCTGCAGATGTGATGCATGGAAAAGAATCTACTGCGTTACAAATGATTAAAAGACATTTTAAAGCAGGGTCTGAATTAAGTAAAGAACTTAAATTATATAGAGGACTTTCAGAAGAAAAATTTTCAACAGAAAAAAAAGCAGAAATATTTGTAGACGCATGTATATCATCTAGAAATAGATTGCAAGAATCTTCTTTACGACGTGAAAAATATAATTTAATTAAAGACATTAAAAAATCTTTTGTTACAGAATCATTTTTGAAATCAAGAGTTAAAAACTATAAACTTCAAGCATCAATATATAAGTTATTTGAATCATCAGATTTTGATAATCCAAAAGCTTTAGTATCTAATAGATATGTAATTATTGATCATATATTAGCTCCTGCAAAAACAACTACTAAAAAGAAATTAGTATCTGAAAATAAAGATGTTAGAATTCTTGCATCAAAACTTATGATAGATAAATTTAATAAAAAATATTCTAATCTATCTGCAAGACAAAAGAAAATGCTTCGTGAATATATTAATAATGTTACAAATACAGTAACTCTTAAAGAATATATTAAAACAGAATCAAATAAATTAATATCTGAATTATCACGTTTGAAAAATATAGTACCAAATAAAATTTTACGTATTAAGTTAAATGAAGTAACTAATCTTTTAAAAGAACTAAATGAGCGCCCATTAGTCAAAGATAAAGATGTATTAACTATGCTAAGATATTATGAATTAGTTAAAGAACTAAAAGGAATAAAGGGATAAAGAAATGGTATATAATGTAACACCAAATTCTTCAGCTGAAGATCAATTTAGAAGACTTGGATTTCCAGGTAAATATCATTCGATGACGACTGTGGCCACAACTGCAACAGCATCATTTACTGGTTCAGAATATGGAGCAGCTGCATTTATGATAGGTGATTCAGCTGATACTGCTACTACAAAAATACATGTAGCAGGAGGAGGTGTCTTTAACGGAAATGAATTACCAGTAGAAACTATATTTGATATAACACCTGTACGAGTACAATCTCATGGTGGAAAGATATTTGTATTTAAAAGACAACAATAGATATGAACTTGCAAGATGAATTAAAACAATATTTTGAAGATATAAAAAAAGAAGAAGAAGAACTAGATGAAATGAGTACTACAGCATCTGTTCCAGGATATCAAACTCCGCATGCGTTTACAGGAGGAAAAAAGAAATATGAAAAGAAAAGAAAAAAATCTGCTACTTCATCAACAGGAAATAAAATAGTGAAAAAGTCTAATAAGCATACTAAAAATGAAAGTTCATATAAAAGAATGATGAATCAAATGATAGGATTAAATGAAACATCATATAGAGATTATAAAAAAGATCCTACATCAACACCTCAACAAAAAGTTAACAGAGGTATAATGGAAGTTAACAAAATGTTAGGTGCGATGGAAAGGATAGTAAATAATAATTTAAGATTAAAAACAGAAATGGGAGTACAATCAAATCATTTTTGGAAATCAACAGGTAAGCGATTTTCTAAAATAAATGAGCGTATGTTGCGTATAGCGAACCGATTGAAAGAATTATCACAATAATAACAAAAGTAGGTCATCCACCAAATCAAGGTGCTACTTAAAATAAAAGAGAGGAAAAAAGATGAAATATACATTATCATGGCAAGATTTCATGCGCCAACCAGAAAATAAGCAGCTCAAAGAAAGCAAAGGTATACATGCATGTAAACAAAAATTTATTCAAGAACAAAATAAATTAATGTGGAATGATCCTATGATGCTGAATGAACAAGCAAATGATGCAGGAGCAATAAATGCAGCAAATGCACATAATGGAGGATCAACTAATTGGATTACAGGACATACAGCTGAAGTATCAACATTAACATTTACAAATGGATTAAATGTAGATTTTACAGCAAGTTTAGGAAATACATATTTTGATATAGAAGGATATAACGGATCAGAAGATTTTTCTTTAAATCATACAAATACAATGAAAACATTTAGATGTTATATTACATCTGAATCATTAGCAACATTTGCTCCAACAGTACCAGGACATGTTAACGGTGTAATAGCAGCTAGTGTTAGTAAATCATCAGATGCATCTAAGCATGGAACAGGATCAATAACACATGATTTAAGAACATCGATTGCAAGTAATACAGCAACTGCAACCGTAGCAGGATTTACAAATACAATTGCACCATCTACTTTATTTACAGCCGTATCTAGTTCAGTAGGAAGTGTATTAACAATTACAAATGTTAACAAAGGTTCAGTAGCAGCAATTACTACACCTACAACGGTTAGTAGTTCATTAACTGCATCTTTACAATATAATACTGAAATAAGTCTTGGAACTGGAACAGCGTCAGTTGCAACATCAACTAATGGATTAGATAAATGGTATGGAGATTTTGATAATGCAGCTCAAGTATTTGATGGTGATACAGGACCTCATAATGCATTTCCAAGAAAGCAATAAAATAGATAGGAGATAAACAATGTCACAAAAACAATTATTAGTTGAATATACAACATTTGAGGTAACTCCTCAACAAATAAACGAAAGTCTTTCAAAAAATGGTGGACGATTAATTGTTAATGGCGTGCTTCAAAGAGCTGAAGCAAAAAACCAAAATGGCAGAGTATATCCAAAAGAAACGTTAATGCGTGAAGCAAAAAAATATGCTAATGAATTTATAGCAGAAAAGAGAGCATTAGGAGAATTAGATCATCCAGATTCATCTGTAGTTAATTTGAATAATGTTTCTCATAACGTTTTAGATATGAACTGGAAAGGAGATGATTTAGTTGGAACTGTAGAAGTATTAGGAACTCCATCTGGAAATATATTAAAAGAATTATTTAAATCAGGTATAAGATTAGGTATATCTTCAAGAGGTATGGGATCTGTAAAAGAAATAATGGGCGAAGGTGGTGAAACATTAGAAGTTCAACCTGATTTTGAATTAATTGCTTTTGACTTTGTTTCTAATCCATCAACGCATGGAGCATTTTTAACACCAGTTAATGAGTCAGTAAAGAAAACTGCAAAACAAAATCAGTATAATAATATTGATAGATTAATAACAGATATAATTAAGGATTTTTAATATGGCACTAGAAGATTTACAATCAAATTACGGACCTTCTAATAAGAAAGGTGAAAAAGGCACAGGAACCGGAGTAGATACGTTAGCAAACGAATTAACAAAAGGATTAGAAGAACTTCAAAGTAAATATGGTGGTTCAGAAAAACTTGGAACAAAACCAACAGGACCAGATCCATTAGGTAATATTCCAGCTGAAAGATCATTTGAATAGGAGAAATAATATGACATTTAATCATGGAAAATGGATAAAGAAATTTAAATCTGGTACATTAAACGAAGCGCCAATGAAACGTGCATTTCCTAAAATGAAGACGGCTGCACAAAGAAAAGCAGCTGGTGTAAAAGATCGTAAATTTGATTCAGATCCAGATTCAGGGTTTGACTTTGATTATTACAATGGTCAAGTAGGAAATATATTTACTGAGTTAGAAGAATTTGAACAAGCCATTATGACCGATATAGAATATGGTGTAGATGATGGTAGTTATCAAGATTTAGTATATGAACAAATGCCAGATCAAATTAGAAGATATTTAAGAGCAGCCGGAAAACAATTAGATTCTTTGCAAAAATATCTTGATAGACAACAAAGGAGAATACCAAAATGATAAAATATGAAAAAATGCTATTAAAAGCAATCCTAAACGAAAAATATATCAGAGAAGAAGGTGAACCAGAAGAATTAACTTCAGAACAAAAAAAAGCTTTTATGAAAGCTGTAGCTGAATATCATAAACTTGGTGAAGCTGTTTATCGTAATTCGACATTAAGAGAAACTACAGAAACATTGAGAGAGATAGCTCAAGTAGCAGAACAATTAACTTTATCTGAATCTGAACATTGGTTTGATAACGTTACAGTATCACGTCATATGAAGCAAATGAATGAAGCTATGAAAGTATTCGAAAAGACAGCAAATGAAGTTCATAGTTTGCAACAAAGATTAGAATCTGCATATGAAGATATGGGTTCAGTATTAAATAGATATTATAAAGTTAACGAAGCTTTAGATGCTGTAGGTAAAGAAGATGATGATATAGATAATGATGGTGATGTAGATAAAACAGATGATTATCTCAAAAATAGAAGAGATGCAAGAGCAAAAGCTATTCAAGGAGAAGATCTTAATATATCTGCAAAAGCATTTAAGAAAATGAGTTCTAATAAAATTAAACAATTAGCTAAAAATTTAGATATTAATATTGAAGAAGATCAATATACTGCAGGTGTTGATGATAAAGAAGCAGGAAAATCAGTAGAATAAAAAAGTATAAATATATTTGGTATATTGAAAAATATTCTTTATATTAATAATAAGTTTAATTAAAAATAGTTACATGAATAAAAAACAAAAGATATGGCAATCTTATCTACCAGGACATGCATTAGGAGCTTCAGTAGTTACTACAAAGTATAAAGATAAAGATGGTAAACTTAAACAAAATCCTGATGTTGGATTTGCAATAAGATTTTGGAAAAGATCTTTAAAAGATGCAGGAACATTGTTTGAATTTAAAAGACGAAAGCATTACGTTAAAAAATCTCAATTAAAACGAGAACAAAAAAATGCAGCAAAGTTTGCACAATGGGTTAGAGATAAGAATCAAGATTAGATAAAAAGGATGCGTTTGCATCTTTTTTACATTTATTCATAGTGTTTTTCATGCTTACTACATATATATAATTGACAACTGAAGATACGGTGTCTCTAATACAACGTCACTCTGTCAATAACCAATCTATTAAGGTTCCTAATAACCTTATTTCCAAATTAAATAAGAGGAGAAAAGTAATGAACAAATTACTAAAAGAAGCGATTGCTGATGCAAAAGCGGTAAGAGAAACTGCATTAGCCAACGCAAAATTAGCATTAGAAGAAGCATTTACACCAAGACTTCAATCTATGTTATCTGCAAAACTTTCTGAAGAAGAAGAAATGGATATGGAAGAAGAAGAAGACATGGCCATGGACGCTCCTGCTGCAGAGCCAGCACCAGAGGAAGTTCCAATGGAAGAAACAGAAGATGATATGGACGAAGGTATGCGTGAAGATGATGAAGATCCAACAGATGTACATTCAGAAGAAATGGCACCAGAAGATGAAATGACTGAAACAGATGGTGAAGAAATGGATGAAGCTGAAGGAGAAGATGATCTTGAACTTGAAGCTATTATTAGAGAATTAGAAGACGAACTTGAAGAACAATCTGATTCAACTGATATAGGTACAGGTGATAACAAAATGGACGTTGCAGATTCATCAGACGAAGAAGATCCAGGAAAAGGAAAACTTTCTGAAGAAGAAGGTGAAGAAGAAACTGTATCTGAAGAAGAAGATGAAGTGTCTATTGATGAAATCATTAAAGCTTTAAGAGAAGAAGATGAAGAAACTACTGATGAAGGCCAAAGAGGCGAAGACAAAGTAGAAGAATCAGAAGATGGTATGGAAGGTGAAAGTGAAGAGTTAAAAGAAGCTTACCATGTTATCAAATTCTTAAAAGGTAAAATTAATGAAGTTAATCT